ACCCAAAGGAGACCAACCGAGTCAACATCATAGGCGAGATAAGTAGAGGTCTAAAGCTCCTAGCCAAAGAACTACAGATTCCTGTAGTAGCACTAAGCCAGCTCAGCCGGAGAGTAGATGAGCGAGGTGATAAGATGCCACTCATGAGCGACCTTAGAGAGTCTGGCTCAGTTGAGCAGGATGCAGATGTCATCTGGATGATGCTCCGACCAGAGTATTACTTTGAGCCTACAGCGACCACTAAAGTTGGAAGCACCGAAATGCCTAATGCTGGGCTATGCCTGATTGACCAGGTTAAGATGAGGTCAGGCAGCACAGGAATAATACCTTTGCACTTCGATGCCCCACTAATGCAGCTTAAGGACTATGAGCAACATACATATTAGCATGATCCCAGAAATCTACCAAGGAACAGGCACTTACATAAATGACATGAGATACCATCACATCGAAACCGAGATAGGCTACCAAGACTGCATGGACTATCTGACCAGAAAAATAAGCCAGCTGGACAAAAAGATTGTTGACCATCAAGGTCATGACAACAAGAATAAGTACATGATGCGCTGGCACAATCAGAAGGCTATCTACGAAGCCATGCTGAAATACTTATCTTTGCCAAAACTATCATTAAGACAATGCCGTTAAAGAAAGGATACAGTGCTAAGACAGTTAGCTCAAACATCAAGACAGAGATGAAGTCAGGCAAGCCTCAGAAGCAGGCAGTAGCCATTGCGCTCTCTGTAGCTAAGAAGGCCAAGAAGGCAGCAAAGCCTAAGATGCCTTCAATGATGCCAAAAAAGAAATAAACCGCATGCAAGTAGTTGCAATAAGTTCAATCAAACCAAATCCGAGCAATCCTAGGCTTATCAAGGATGATAAGTTTCATAAGCTCGTTCAAAGCCTTAAGGACTTCCCAGAAATGGCAAGTGTCAGGCCAATAGTGGTAAACCAGGACATGGTCATCCTTGGTGGCAACATGCGCTATAAGGCGATGAAGGAAGCCAAGTGGAAGGAAGTGCCTGTACAAGTAGTTGATTGGGATGATGCCAAGCAGAGAGAGTTCATCATCAAGGATAATGTAGGCTTTGGTGAGTGGGATTGGGAAGACTTAGCCAACAGCTGGAATGCAGAAGAACTTGAAGCCTGGGGCTTAGATGTGCCTGCTGGATTTATTGAGGAAGCTGAAGCAGAAGAGGATCATTATGAAATTCCTGATGAAATCCAGACAGACATTGTGCTTGGTGACCTATTTCAGATAGGGGAACATCGTTTGCTTTGTGGAGACTCCACTGACACCGATGCTGTTGCTAAGTTGATGAATGGTCAGAAGGCAGATTTATTACTTACTGACCCGCCTTATGGGATAGGCATTGATGGTCAAAAGGAAAGTAAAGCCAAAAATCCTAAACACAACAGAAAGAATCATGAATTTTTAGGATGGGATAATGCAAGACCAGAGCAATCAACTTTTGAACTTTTGTTTTCATTTTCAGATACTGCAATAATTTGGGGAGGTAATTACTTTGCAGATTTATTACCAGCCACAAGGGGATGGATTTATTGGTCTAAAGGTCAGGATGGGCTTACTATGAGTGATGGTGAACTAGCTTGGACAAGTGAAGACAAACCTTTAAGAGCAATCACCGTAAATAGAGCAACTTTAAAAGGAAGCGTGCATCCAACTCAAAAACCAATTGAGGTTATGACTTTTTGCTTAAAATGGGCAGAAAAAAATAATTTAATTTTAGATGCTTATCTTGGATCTGGTTCAACAATGGTCGCAGCTCATCAATTAAAGCGCAAATGTTACGGCATGGAACTTGAGCCAAAATACTGTCAAGTCATAGTTGATAGGATGCTTAAATTAGATCCTACATTGCAAATAAAAAGGAACGGTCAGCCTTATCTGACTGAAGGTACTAATCAGCGAGAAAACACCGATGCCACAGCCAGAGAATGTCATACCGCATAAATGGAAAAAAGGCCAATCTGGTAATCCTGCTGGCAGACCTAAAAAGCTCCCTGAGTTAAGGGAATTGCTTGCCAATGTACTTGGAGATGAGAAGGATGGCAAGACAGCAGCAGAGGCCATTCTAATGGCTTTGAGAGCAAAGGCAACCAAGGGTGATGTAAGAGCAGCTGAGTTGCTACTTGACCGAGCCTATGGCAAGGCCAAGCTGGACATTGAGCTAGAAGGCTCAATCAACACAGTCATCATGCCACAGCCTATAAGCAGGAAGCCAGCTGAACCAGAAGCCTAATGGCACAGGTTGATTTGTCAAGTCCTGAACTATGGCAGCAGCAGTATCTGGAAGCAGTCACTGAGCCTAAGACCTATAACATTCTCTGGGGTGGTGCTGGATCGGGCAAAAGCCAGACCATGATTCAGCTATTTCTGGCTGAGATATGCGACAATAAAGTCAATCAGTACCAGACCTTCTTTGTTATTCGAAAAGTAGCAGCAACTCTCAGAAACTCAGTCTTTGCTGACTTCCGCAATAAGATTAGCCAATGGGGATTGGATAAGCTCATTAAGGCTAAGACAGGATACATGGAACTAATGTCCGGCACTAATCGTATTGTCTTCCTTGGCTGTGATGATCCTGAGAAGCTCAAGTCACTTAGCCAGGCTAAGTACATCTGGATAGAGGAGGCAACTGAGCTGACTCTGGAGGACTTCACTCAGATAACCCTCCGACTCAGGGGTAAGTCTGAGCATCCTAAGAGATTCTTTCTGACCTTCAACCCAGTCAGTGATAGCCATTGGATTAAGAAGCGGTTCTTTGATGATGTGCCTGAGAAGGAGGCCAACCAGATACTCCGGCTACATGGCACTTACAGAGATGCTCTGAACTTTCTTGATGATGAGTATGTCACGAGGATGGAGGCACTCAAGACAGTCAATCAGACCTATTATGAAGTCTATGCCCTTGGGCAGTGGGGAGTCTGGGATAGAGAAAGTCTCTTTGCCTACACCTTTGACTACTCTAAGCATGTCTTCGGTGGCTATATCAAGGCTAATCCAGCCTACCCACTCTACCTAGCCTTTGACTTCAATGTTACCAACACATGCGTAGCTTGCCAGTACATCAAGTACGGCAGTGAGTCAGCCAATTATGCGACCATTAATGTGCTGAAGACATACCGCATAGGTGACCTATCCACACTCTGCCAGACAATCAAGCAAGAGTACCCAGACATGATGTATGTCATCAATGGTGATGCCTCCGGTGCTGCTCGTAATGCCTTTACTCAGGGCAATATCAGTGCCTACCTAATCATCAAGAACTACCTCAACTTAGTAGACATGCAGCTGCAAGTGCCTAAGAGTAACCCTAGCCACATTGCAAGCAGGCTCATCACTATCCTAATGTTTCAGAAGGCCAAGATCACGATAAGTGAGAAAGCCTGCCCTGCTCTGGTAACTGACCTTAAAGAGGCAAAGGTAGACAGGCAGGGTAGCCTTGACAGCTGGAAGAACAAGAACCCAGACAAGTCTCATGCTCTGGATGCCTTCCGCTATTTTATTTTCTCTAACTTTGCCGAGATAACCAGCAACTTTAACTTAGAAAAGTATGGCACTATGCTGCAATGATTGCTACCCTATCTGTCAGCCATTTAATAGCTGCCCAGATGCTGTCTACATCTATGCACCCATAGGCTATGATTCGGTGCTGGTTGACATTGTGAAGCCCGGGGTTAATGTAGCCATTCAGCAGCTGCTTAGTGTTGACATTGATGGCTTTGTTGAGCTTGATATGGAAGGCTTACCAGAGGGCTTCCTGAACCCTTACGGAGGGCAGTACAGCATCACCTTCATTGAGCCAGACACTAACCAGGTCATTGACTTCATGGCACTGGATGGCAAGATTCATGACAGCATCTGCCTGACCTTTCAGGTGGCCTACACGAATCTAGAGACTAACATATTATCTATAAACGCAATTAATAATGACACCCTTGACTTATGACATTGAATCTAGCTGCGGTGGCAAGCGTAGAGGCTGCTGCATTATCGAATTACCACACGATGCAGAGCCTACTGATGTTGCTGCTCATAGCTGCACTCAGCGCATCCTTCTCTTTGTTTCTGGACTATCTGCTGGAAGATCATCCATTGGGGCAGTGGTATCTCTCCCAAATCCAGAAGCTGCCCATAAATTGGGCAAAGCCGTTGGGTGAATGCCCTTTCTGCTCTGGTGCTTGGCAGTACCTGGTCATTAGCTATTGTATCTTTAATTACCCTTTCTACTTATGTTTAATTTTCTTAGGCGCAAACCATCTGTGCCTCCTGTTGCTGAACCGATGGCAGAAGAAGCTGCTCCTAAAGCAGAAGGTGGCAGAATACTTTACAGGGGAGTAGCCCCTAAAGAACGGTGGGATCAAATTGAGTTTGCCTTCACCTCCGGTGGCATTAATTACTTCAAGTTCACAACTGAGGTCAATGTACCTTTCCAGAGGGCAATAGCTGCCCGGGATATTTTCACCGAGGAACTCTGGCAGATTAACCCTGACTTCCTGAGGGGCTGGAATAATGGCCTAATCAATCTCATTACTGACCGCAAGAAGAAGGATGAGAAGAAGCTCTATGAGATAGGCATACTTGCCTCAAGGCTCAAGGAGCAGCTTGACATCAGCATGAGCATGGTCAGGCAGCTGAAGCTGGCAACAGTCATATACTTTGATGAGGAAGAAAACCCTCTAGACTATCAGCACCCATACAATAAGGCTAAGATGGAGCATTGGATGAAGCATAACGATGTTCAGGGTTTTTTTTTGAAACTGCCAGAGTATGCCTATCTGCCCTCTTTAGCAGAATTGAGTCTGAATTTCCCGACCTATTTGCAAGCAGAAACTCTGGAAAACCTAAACAACCTGAAGCACATTATTACACTTCAGTCATTAGACAGCACCGACAGCGATTTGATGAGCAGTTTGCAATCACAGGTGGAAATCTTGGAGAAATTAAGCACCTGGTCGAAAGGCCAGTTTACGAGTACTACTTAATTTATAATGCTTATATTAGCGACTTGAAAAAGAAGAGAAACAGAGTAAAGGGTTAGATTTGTTTGTTCTCATGAATCGAAAGAGCCATCCAATTGGGTGGCTTTTTTTATTCCTATCTTTGAGCCAAACATTAAGCACATGGCTATTTCAACAAATGATATTAAGATTAGATATGTAGTAGACACTACTAATCTGGAGGGTGCTACCAGGCAATGGGATAAGCTAAGTGATGAAGAGAAGAAGGCACTTGATGAATTAAAAAAGTATAATGCTGAGAGCAAGAATACTGGTAGTTCACTTGGTAACATTGGGCAGATAGCTGGAAAGGTAGGTGCTACCTTAGGTGGTGTTTTTGCAGTTTCTAAAATAGTTGAATTTGGAAAGGTAATAATTGACACAACTGTAAAGTTTGAAAGCTTTAGGAAGGCTATTGAGTTTGCCTCCGGCTCAGTTGAAAAAGGAGCTGAGAACTTCCAATACCTAACTGACCTAGCCAACCGATTAGGTCTTGATCTGGCAGGAACAGTTGAAGCATATAAGAGCTTTGCAGCTGCATCAAGATTAGCCGGGCAAAGTCAGCAGGAGACTAATAGACAATTCGAAGCAGTAGCTAAAGCTGCACAAGTAATGGGTCTGTCGGTGGAGGACACTAAAGGGGCATTAGGGGCATTAGGTCAGATGCTAAGTAAAGGCACTGTGCAGGCTGAAGAATTAAGAGGCCAGCTAGGTGAAAGACTTGTGGGTAGCTTTAGCCTTGCAGCAAAGGCTATGGGAGTAACTACTCAGGAGCTTGGAAAGATGCTTGAAGGTGGTAAGGTATTAGCTACTGACCTATTACCCAAGTTTGCCACAGAACTGGAAAACACATTTGGCAAGGGGAATGTTCAGGTAACTAATCTAGCAGCTAGTCAGAACAGATTCAATTCAAGCATTGATAGCCTTGTCCTAGCAATCGGTAACAGACTTAATCCATTTCTAAAAGGTGCTTATGACTTAGCTGCTGGCATTGCTACATCAATCACTAAGGCAGCAGGAGGAGGAGGTGCTGCAAAAGCTACAGAAGCTTCAATAGCTGCCAAAAGAGTTGAGGCTGAATTGGCAAAGGCAGTTTTTGACCTTGACCAGACCAATACAATAAGAATCACAAAGTCTAATCTACAACAGATTAGGCAGAAGCTTGCAGTTCAGAAGTTGATTGACTTAGAGGCTCAAAAAGATAAGAACCTTAGTGATCAGGCTAATGCTAGAATTGCAAAGGATAATATTAGACTATCTAAACTGACAAGTGAATATAAGGTACTTGAAGAGATGGAAGCCATTTATTCATCAATGTCAGCAATTGTGGCTAGCACACCACCACCTCCTCCTCCTGTTGCCACTGGTAAGGAGGCAAAAAAAGCAATCAAGGAAAATAAAAAGTCACTTGAGGAAATTGCAAGAGATAACTATCAGGCTGAGATCAAGAAGGCCGAGATGCAGAGAGACCTTGAGAAGCTACAGGCTGAGTTAGATGGGAAAAGCAAGTATGACATATTAGCTATTGAGGCATTCCACCAGGAGAAACTTATAGGCATTAAGGAGAAGTATCTAAAAAAGGGAATTGGCCTAACCGAGGATGACATTAAAAAGCAAAAGCTTCTATTTAGGACTGCTGTTAAAGAGGCAGAAGATCAAGACCAGAAAGATAGGCAGGATGAACTTGATGCCCAGAAAAAGGCTAATGATGAAAAATTAAAAGAGGAACAAAAGGCATTAGATGAGTTAGCCAAGTTAAGGGAAAAGGCTGCACAGTCAGAGATTGATTGGGAGCTGAAGCTCAGAGAGAAAGCAGAGCAGCAAAAACAGGAGATTAAAGCCAAGTCATTAGAATTAACGCAAGAAATTCTTAATGGTGGATTTGAACTTTTCCAGCAAAATCTGGATAATGAATTGAGCCTACTTCAGCGAAGATATGATGAAGAAATTAGGTTAGCTGATGGTAATCAACAGAAGATTACTCAAATAGAGGAAAAGAAAAGATTAAAAGAGAAAGACATAAAAACGAAGCAATTTAGAGCAGATCAACTTCAAGCTGTGGCTAATGTGCTTTTCTCAGCTGCTCCTGAAATTATTAAGTATGCTGTATCTGCTCCTCCATTAGCAGCATTAGTAGCAGCATTAGCAGCTACTCAAACTGGATTTATATTAGCCCAGCCTGTGCCTGAGTTTGCAGAGGGAACTAAGGGCAAAGCTTTTGAAGGAGGCCGAGCAATGGTAGGAGAGCGAGGAGTGGAGAAAGTAGTTACTGCATCAGGCAAGGTCTACTTTACTCCACCAACAGCAACTCTGGTTGACCTGCCTAAAGGCTCTCAGGTAATTCCTAACCATGCGCTGACCAAACAGGAACTGTTCTATGCCTCCAGGTATAACGGAGGGTCTCAGGCCAGCAACCCAATGTATGGCAAGCTGGATGAGATAGGAAGCATTCTAAAGGGTCTGCCCATCACTCAGCTCAACATGGATGAGAAAGGTTTTGAGAAGTATATTCGCACCGAAAGAAGGACTACCAAAATTCTCAACAATCGGTTCAGAAGCTGATGTCATTTCTAATTGGTTTAGATTCGGAAAGTGCCTCTGTTATACAGGGGCTTTTTCTTTTTACCTTTGCCTTATGGCAGGATGGAAATTTTACTTGAATGGCACTGAGGTCGAAGAGCCTATAGGCTGGGATGGCATTGAATTTACTGCCATCAGGATGGAGAGTCATGGCATTGATCAGCCATTCAGCACAGAGGTTAAGTTTTATGGTAAAGGAGCAAAGCTGATTAAAAACCTATACGATCAGTACTTTATCAATACAAGCATTGCAATCACTATAACATCTGATGTAGCCTACAATGGTTCACCTTATCAATTTGATGGCTTCCTAAACTTAGCAATTTATGAAGAGTTAAATGTTTGTGATACTGACAGCTGGGAAATAACTGTAGGAATTATTGATGATGACTTCAGGGAGAAATTTAAAGCAAGGCAGGACATAGAGATTGACATTACTACTCCATTAGACCTGGATGGTAATGCCATTGACCCAATAACCTATGACAACATTAGACTACACAAACAAGACCTTTACCTTACTGCTACTGCTAGTGATAGAGTTAATGAGACACCCATACCTATCTGGTCGCAGATTTACCGAAACAATGCCAATGGCTGGATTTTAGAGAACTTTGCCAGCGTTATTCCTGCTTATTATAATAATACAGACTTTTCAGGAATTTTTGGAAGCACATTTGACCCTGTTGGTACTTTATGGACACCTTCAAATGTGACATTTAAAAATAATGCTACCTACCAAAGGACTATCAACTTTAACATGAGAGTCAAAGGAGCATTTATCTGGACACAATATGACACTAACCTAATTGACCCAGACTCAGCTGATGTAGTCTTATCTCTTCAAGTGACTAATGGTGATGCAGCCAATGGAGGAAGTGAAACTCAAAGATATTATCTTGGCACAAGCGCAGTAAACACTGTATCTGATCCTTTAGTTTATGTTCAATTTGACTTTGTTGCCAATCAGGCTGTAACTCTTAATCCTGATGACAGGGTTTTAATTTTCATTCAGTGGGGAGGAGGAGGAAATATTCAAGTTGGAGTTACGCCTCCTGACCCTGGAATAACTAGAGCCTTGGGCATTTACATTGAGGATGTTTGTCTTAGCTTGAGTGAAATTAACTCAGGAACTTATGCCTCATTTGCCGACACATTAAGAGTTGAAAACTTCCTAAACAGGATTATTTACAAGCTAACTGGCAGCAATAACATGTTGCTTTCTGATGCCTTTAGCAAAGACCTTGATGGGTGCTATTGGAATAATGCCATAACAAATGGACTAAGGATTAGAAATGCTCCTACACTTAATGCTCTTAACCTATGCGACCCAGAAGAGCCAACAGAAGACCCTTATGCCCTACGGACATCATTTAAAAAGATATTTGAAGACCTAGATAAGGTTTTCTGCCTAGGCTGGGCATTCGAATGGACAGGAACAGAGTGGAAGATCAGGGTAGAACCAAGGGAATACTTCTACCAAAACAGCATAAGCCAAAGCTTTGATAATGTTGGTACAGTAAGGCAGATGGCTAAGAGTGAAACTTTAGTGAATAATGTAAACCTTGGCTTTACTGATAAATGGAAAAATATATCAGTTTCTGGAGTTTGGGCAATTCACACTGATAGAAATTATTTTATAGCTAATAAGGCAATGGTTGAAAACTCATCTGCTAAATTGGATATAAGAACAGACCTTATAGCAGAAGGTTATGCGATTGAGTTTAGCCGGAGGCTTTCATTCATTGAGTTTGACTCAGGAACATCCGATAGACCTAATGATTATGAGCTATTCATTATTTGGCTTAATAGATTCGAATTGTCAGGCGAGGATATTGAAGAGACTCCATTTTACTATTTTGGTGAATCTGGGGCTTATTCCTTTGCGCCAGGTGAAGTAAGCATGCCATCCAATTATATCACGGCATCTAACTCACCATTGTCAGGTCTCTACAACATCTACCATACACCAGCTAGAATTGCTTGCAGATGGTGGAAGGTTCTTGGCATGCACACCTATGGACTAACAGATCAACGATTGCGCTATCAGGTTGGACAATATCAGACTACCTACTCAAGCACAATTAATGGCAATGAAGAAAATGAGCCTTGCATCGAGATACTAAATGGAGCAATAGCTGAGAACTCAGACATATATGCAGACATTTTAAATAACGCATATAAAGAGTACCTATTCAAACCTATTGCAGTTGAATTTACCTACCCTCAAAGTCTCTGCGATTTTTTAACTTTGTCGCAAGATGAGCAATACCGGAAAGTCAGGCTCACTTCAGGAAGTTTAGACATTCAAGGCTTCATTACAGAAGCCAAGAATAAGCCTGAAGACTCTGCCGGAGGTACAACTACTTTTACCTTGCTTGTGTCAGCACAAGATGCCTTGGCTGGCGGTGCATTCGACTCAGGCTATGATACAGGCTATGATTAATGGCTAATGTTACCAGAGCAACACTCAGCACAGTAAGTGCTAGCAACTTCCCGGATAATACCTCACAGCTCATCTCTCCATTTGACCTAAGAGACTGGATTACGGATGGCATTGATAGCTTTGTAACTCAGAAGGATGTCTCAACCTTTGAGAATGCTTTCTATGAGTGCAGAGGTAGCACTCTCACAGCAGCAGCTACAGTCAACCTTAGTCTGGCTACAGGCAACTTTGTGCATGTCTCAGGCACTACTACCATCACCAGCTTTGGCACTGTCTCAGCTGGTGCTAGGTTCATTGTGTGCTTTGATGATGCAGTAGTAGTTACATACAATGCCACTACTTTAATTATTCCGGGAGCAGCCAACATCACAACCACAGCAGGAGACTGCATGATGTTGATCAGTGAGGGAGCAGGCAGCTGGAGAGTAGTAGGTTACTTCCCTGGCACAGGTCTTCCGGTAGGCACAGTAACTGCTGTTACTGCCTCAAGTCCACTAAGCTCAAGCGGAGGCAATGCTCCGAACCTGAGTATTCCTCAAGCAACAGGCAGTCAGGATGGCTACTTAGATAGCGCAGATTGGACTACATTTAATAATAAACTTGATACGGTTGATTTAACCACAGATGTCACAGGAATTCTGCCTGTTGCTAATGGAGGCTCTGGAACTGCTACTCCATCATTAGTTGCCGGAACTAATGTCACTATCTCAGGTTCATGGCCTAACCAGACAATAAACTCTTCCGGTGGAGGCTCTCCTGGAGGGCTTACTACAGAGTTTCAGTACAACAATGCAGGCACTTTTGATGGTGCTTCTGAGCTAACCTATTCAGGTGGATTTGTCCAGATTGAGACTCCTAAGATAGGCACAGGTTCAGGCAATGGTCACTTTCACATTCATTCTGCCAACTCTGCACCTACAGGCATTACTGATTACCTGACTATGTGGTGGCAGAAAGCAACCAGAGCATTAGGGTTCAGAGCAGAAACAGACACACATGAGACCTATATACAATTAACTGCTCCTACTGCTGACAGGACTATAACCCTGCCAGATGCCTCTGGTAATGTTGTGCTTGACACATTAGCCCAGACTCTTACCAATAAAACTCTGACAACTCCTGCAATCACTACTCCTGCAGTTACTGGCATAGCCAGCTTCGACAATGGAGCTAGTGCAGGAGAGATAAGGTTACTAGAGGGCAGTGGAGGTGGAACTAATTATCTGGCTTTAAAAGCAGCAGCAACATTAGCTGCCAATGTTAGCCTGACTCTGCCCAATGCCGATGGAAGCTCTGGTCAAGTATTACAGACTAATGGATCAGGCACTCTTAGCTGGGTTAACAATGGAGGCAGGCCATACATCACAGATATAACTGCCAACACAGTCACAGGCACATCAGAGCAATTGCTAATTTCGGTGCTGATACCAGCCAACACATTTGTTGCTGACAATCACTTCCAGATTACTTTTAGATTGACAAGGCCAGCTAATACAGGTCAGTCAACATGGAGATTCTACCTGAATACAAGTGCTGCAATTGGAGGCACTAACTTTGGAAGTTGGCAAATTGCAAGTAATGCAAATACAAGCTTTAAGATTGTCAGGAGCTTCTCAATAATCAATGCTACTACAACTACTAACTATAATAGTGTTGCCAATAATGTGACTACAGACTTCGGTTCAGGCACTAACACCAATGCAGCAATTGACTGGACAGTCAACCAGTACCTGGTAGTAAGCGCACAGAGTACTTCAGCTACCGGAGACAACTCATCAAGAGCAATAATAATTAGCCAAATCTAATGGAAGTAATCACCCAAACAGGAGATAAGATAGTCTATAGGGGCATTGAGTACATGGTAGTCTCTGCCGAGATAAGCTCAGACATTGTGGTGCTGGTGCAAGTGTACAACACTGAGTATAACCCTACCATAGCTTTGGTAGCCAATGAAACTATTATCAATGATGTCCTCCAGACATCGGTAGAGATGCTCTATAAAACCATCACAAATGGGTAACGCACATCCCTTCTACCGATTTGACCATGCATGGAGTGCTGGGTTCTATCCGGATAACCAGATAGTCTCTGACTTACTCAATGAGGTGCATCTGGCAATTAGTCTGGCACTGCCATCAATAGCTATACCAGGCACAACAACCATCTATAAGCTCAAGCAGGAGGTTCAGACTATTATTGATGGCTACAATGCCTCTCCTTACTTCGGTGAGCTAGTGGTTGACTTAGCCACTGCACCTGATCCTCCTCTCTGGGAGTATCATGTCTATGTGCGTAATACTTCACTTTATGTGAATGACAACACGCAGATTCTAGACATAACTGGCTACTTCAACAACACAACTAAGGTGCTGTCAGGTGCTACCTTATTAGCATTCACTCCGGGCAGTTATACAAGCACAACTGCTGCCACATTGATTGCAGAGGAGTTAAAGGTAAAAGAGGCTCTGAATGTGGTCAATCTGAATGGCTCAGCCATCTTCCCGATTACCTACTCATTCGACCCACTGACCAACATAGCTACCTCAGGTCTTGCCAGAGGAAGCAATTGGCAGCTGGTTAATGATGAGGCCAACCGACTGCCAGCCCCTACAGCACCCTATGAGAATCAAAGGACATTCAGCCTTCCCCAGCTTAATGCTGATGACAGCTATGTGCTGACCATAATGGAGCGAATCATTGAGGCTAGCCTTAATGACTCAGACTGGACTACTTCGGTGCTGGCTACCTACTACACCTATGAAGCGAATGAGCCTGATGGATGGACATTCAGTGTAAGCTCACCATCATTCACTACCTACAGAAGAGCGCAGTTCAACTTCATTGATGGCAACAGAAGAAAGTTCATACTGTTCGGCAGACTTGATGGTAGCTGGCTTTGGCAAAGGTTTGTGAGTGACCTATCAGGTGCAGCTTATAACTTCATTGTAGGCTATTCAGAGGCTGCTCAGCTGCCTTATGAACCTAACTTGGCAGGCAGATGGCTCTACGAAAACTCTACCTATGACCTTGAGTTTGTTGAGTTCAATTCAGGATGCTATGTGTCTCCTGAGTTCTACGCTATGCCTGCTAAGCCGGGAGATCAGTGGCAATTCAATGTAGTAGGTGGCAACCTTGAGAGCATTGTCAATGCCAGCGTAGGTCTGTTTACTGAAGATGGTCAATTTATCCAGCAGATAGGCACAGCTGTGCTGCCAGATGACTGCAACAACACTCAGATGCAGGCAACTGTTACAATTCCTAGTAAAAGGGGCTGCTACCGGATGGGGCTTTATAATATAGGCTCATCAGGAGGAGACACTACTTGTGAGCTTGTGTTCAATTATCTGCTTGATGGAGGAGTCAATAATTATGTTGACCAGATAAATGAGAACTATGAGCTTCAATACTACACCTTCGGGCTATTCGATGGCACTAATTACTCTCAGGAGTACTCAATCCAAGTACCTCCTGTGTCATCTGGAGGGTTCAGTATTGAGGACATTGTAGACTGGAGCAATACTATTCCTGGAATGGTATGCACCTATGACTCAGAGGCAGACACTCTTGAATGGACTTGGACAGTAATGGTAGAATGCGATACTAATTTCTTGATGAGAAATTACATAGCTGATGGTGATGGTAATGTCCTTGATGGTCAATTCAGCACAGCATATCAGAGCTGTGAGTGTGAGCCTTTCAATCCTAATCTCTATGACCTCTACTCACTGAGCAACATCATCAACATTGATGCATCTGATTGCTTCAGCACACTGCTGGAGTACTGGTCAGACAGCACAAGCATAGCAGAGGGCTTTGAGTACACCGGAGGCTGGAAGCAGAAGGTAAGGTTAGGCATTAATGGTGGAGGGTCTAAGCCTGTGATAGAGGAGAGCCTATACAGGCAATCTAACGGAGTGCATAGAAGGCCACAATCAAAGCAGGATTTATCCTTAGATTTGCATACTGATTTCCTTGATGAGGCCACTCAGCTAGCTCTTGTCGATGCCACCCGGCATAGCAATCTGATTTGGGAAGGGAAGTCAATTTTTGTGAAAGGTGATATTGAGGTAGCCACCACTCAGGATTACACTACGCAAAGCTCATTTGAGACTTTATCTCAAGTAAAGTTTCAGGCACTGGTTCAGGGTTTCCAACCCAAAAACTCTAGCTGTTTAAATTGCTAAAAAAATGTCAATATTTTCTTTAACATGCCCCGATGTAGGGTGCTATCAGAACTTCCTCTGTGACCCAGAGTTTCAGAATAAAATCGTGGCGGTGGCTTATGTTCGCAAAAGTGCTGCCCTAACTGCTAATGAGAAGTCAACTGCTGACCTCTGGATAGCTGCTCTCTATGAGCGGTATCTTGATGGTGAGGCTTACCTTGTGTTCAACACTAGCGGAGAAAAGCCAAAGCCCGAAACAGCTACTACTGCTGGTAGAGGTATGCAGAACACTAAGGCTTTAGCCAAGACTCACACCCTGACCTATCAGGACATGCAGGGAGTAGTTCAGAGTAATGTTCAGTTCTACAATGACATCCTTGCCACTGCTCAGAACTTCGACTTTTACTACTTCACTCCCGGCAGAATCTGGGATGCCTCTGGCTACTATGTGACTGTAATTGGCGACCCAATCATCACAGCTGACCTAAATACTTACCAGATGGCTGAAGTGACTGTTAACTGGGTTAGCAAAGTGAACCCTCTGCCGTACGAGTTTGACACCGATAGCTTCCTTGAGGGGCTGTACTACATCATCAGCTTTACCGGAGGATCAGGTAGTACTTATGTTGGCAACACTATCACAAGTGCTTGCACAGACCCACAGACTGTAACTTTTTCAGCAGTCCTGAACATTGGAGCTATCTCTGGTGCGCCAGCACAAGTCTGGTCAATTGAGCAGGCTGATGGCAGTGATGACATCACTGAGATTGGTCTTGTGATTGATACTGAAACTGGTGTGATAACCTGGAATCCTGTTGGTTTCATCGGCACTTACATTTTTGTTGTGACCGTTACCAATGAGTATGGCTGTGTATTCGGTCAGGAGACAATTACTCTAGTCGTTAATTGCGGAGAATAAAGTAACATGGAAGAGTTAATCGGGGTACTACTATCAAAGTTGCTAGACCGGAAAATCAGGGAAGGCAGGCACGATTACATTGAGGAGGCTAGAGAAAAGGCTGAAGAGCTGGAGTATCACTTTGAGAATGAGTACCCCGAGAAGCTCTTAATAACTCAGCATCCGAGTGAAGAGCCTTGGATGAGGGAGTACAGAAGGCGCAGATGGCAAGCTCCTACCACTACTGCCACCGGGAGGGTTTACACCTTCCTGCAGAAGATTCAGCAGGCTGATGACTTTAAGATTAAGTTTGAAGATGACTTCCAGAAAACAGGCATAGCAGAGCGCATAGGGCTTAGCAACAACACTCTGCAATATTATGTGGAGGATGAGCTACCTAAGACAGGCAGCCTTGAGAAGTGGCTCTTTAATGTGTTTCTAAAGACCTACCTAAAGGATGCCAATGCTATAGTAATTACTCTGCCAGACTACAATGAGTTCATTGAAGACCCGGCAGCTACTACTACTCTGGACTGGTCAAGACCTTACCCTCAGATAGTAGAGTCTGAAGACCTAATCTGGGAAGGGGAGGACTATGTGATCATCAAGACAGAGGATTACAAGGACATGAACCGGAGGAAGTGGGATCAGTTCCTCTGCATAACAGTAGAGGGCTTGATGCTATTCAGGCAGGTCAATGAATACACCTATGACCAGCCATTCCAGGTCTTTATCCTGCCCTATCAGTTTGGCTATCTGCCAGTCTGTAAGGTCGGCAACATTATCTATGAAGAAGAAGATGGTCAGTTAGTCTATGATTCGGTGCTTGCTCCTTGCCTTCCTGCATGGAATGAGGTGCTATTCAGGACTGATGACCTTAACATACTATGGGCAATGCATGCCCTGCCCCAGAAGTGGGCATTAAAGATGTCTCCCTGTAAGACATGTAATGGCACAGGGATAAGGACTAATCGTAAGGAGGAGAAGGTTAACTGTAGTGATTGCTCTGGCTCTGGAAGGGCTAGCAGCTCACCATTTGGGCTGATGGAAATTAACATTGATAGGTCAAGTCCTGTCAATCCTAACCCACAGATTCCACCAGTGCCTCCGGCTGGCTACATTGAAAGGCCAACTGAAACAGTAAGGCTCTTCCAGGAAGACATTGTGCAGAAAGAGTTTCAAGGCTTCAAGGCTATTGGTCTGGAATTGCTTGGGCAGATACCAGCTGCTCAGTCTGGGATAGCTAAGGAATATGACAGGAAAGAGCTAAATACCTTCTGCTTCTCAGTGACTGTTCACCTTGCTCAAGTCTATAGGAAGGTCTGCTTTTACATCATGTACCAGAGGTACAATAGCCTATTCAGTAGCAGCCTAATGGACAGTGATAAGATACAGGCAGCCCTGCCTCAGATTACTGTGCCTACTGACTATGACATCATGACTACAGAGATGGTAGGTGAGCAACTTAACAAGGCTATCTCCGGTAAATTCAATCCTCTGATTATTGCAGGCATTGAGATGGACTATGTCGAAAAGCTCTATGGTGACAACTCAATGAAGAAGACCTACCTCAAGCTACTTAGTAGCCTTGACCCATTGCCATTCAAGACCACAGATGAGAAGACTGTGCTGCTCTCCAGTAATGGCTGCACTCAATTAGACTACATTCTAAGTGCCAACCTTGCAGCCTTTGTCATGCAGAAACTAGAGGAAAATCCTCAATGGTATGAGCTACCATTCAGCCAGCAGCAGGCTGATGTGTATGCCTTGGCAGCAGAGAAGCAAGCTCAGATTCAGTCTGGATTAGTGCCTATAATGCCAGAAGGAGCGTAACATGGATGAAAGGCAGCTGGAGTTAATCAAGAAGATTCAGCAGCTTCAGCTTGCCATCGAAAAGCGCATGGATGATGCGCTGCCTAAGGTCTTTGAGAAGCTATCTAACCAGGTGATTGATTTGTCTGGCAATCTGAGCCTAGATGCTAAAGACAGGGCAAAGACACTAAAGGAGATGATTAAGCTCAAGAAGGACATTGCTGACACCATTGTCAACAATAGCCTCTATCAGACTCAGGTAGCAGAAGTCATTGCAGGCTTTGACCAGCTTTCTAAGCTATCTAATGACTACATCAGCATCATTCTGGATGACTTTAAGCCTAAGACTGAGCTTTACAAGGCCATCCTAGAGACCAATATAGCCACCACTAAGGATGCTCTGCTAGGTGCTGGCATCAGGAATAACTTCGGCACAGCCATTCAGGAAGTGCTAAAGGACAACATAGCTGGAATAGGCACAAGGTCTCAGCTAAATGAGACTCTTAGGAAATTCATTGAGGGAACTGACACTGAGAAAGCCTTTTTGAATAGGTACATCAAGCAGACAACCAATGACTCTGTAATGACATTTAATTCAGAATACATACAAACTATTGCTGATGACCTAGGGGTAGAATACTACCTATACTCTGGCACAATCATATCAGACACTAGAGAGTTCTGCCAGGCAAGAGCAGGAAGGTTTTTTACTAAAGATCAAGTTCAGGCATGGCCTAATTTAAAAGGCTGGCAGGGTAGGATGGCTGGAACTAACAGCAGCACAATCTTTATCTATCGTGGAGGCTACAATTGCCGACATCAGCTATGGCCTGTTGCTAAAGAACAGTATGAGTCAGCTAAAGAGAAGGGCAGAGCAGGTCTAAGGTAGTTACAAAGTAATTACAACCTGTTCCAATTTGTAACACTTTCACCCTACTTTTTCTCCCTATAAGCAATAAGTAGGGATATAGGTTTAAGATGCCTCTGCTCAATGACATTACGCATGCCATGACCTAAGTTCTGCCTCACCATTACAGCAGCCATGCTTTGCTTCCTGATGTAGCCCTGAAGAATTACCTCTGCTGCCTCCTCAATTGCCCAGCATAAGATGTAGACATCAGCCTTTAGCTCATCATTTAGATTGAAGACTAGCCTGCCTGTCTTATACTTAGTGGTCTTGACATCTAGGTTGTACTCATCCATCATTAGGTCTGTGCCTCCATCTCCCTCTAACCCACAGCTCATGTCCATTGGGATCTTGAGTGCCTTACTTACTGCATATTCACCCATGACACCAAGCAAGTCAGCAGTCTGCTGGTCATTGCCCCAGTGCTGCTTGTATCTGTTAGGATTAGCCTGATCCTTTAAGAAGTGCCTGCCCTTGGCAAGTACCCGGAGCAGCTCCATTTCTCTCTCTGTAAAGGTTATCTTCAAGGCTCATAGAGGATTACAAAAGTAAGTGATAAATTAGGATATTTACGCTATGAAAAAGGCATCAAAAGAGTCATCGGTTAAGATTAACTTCGGCAAGCGCAGAGAGGGCAAGCACCGAAAAGCTAGAAGACCAAAGGAGGGCAGGCAGAAAAAGTACAGAGGACAAGGGAGATAATGGCAGATAAGAAGTTTAAAACCAAGGTTGGCGGTAAGACTGTCAAGTTCGGAGCGAAGGGTTACTCCATTGCACCTGGTACTCCTAAGGGAGACAACTACTGTGCGAGGTCTTCTGGCATAAAAAAGTGCAAGAACCCTCCCTGTGCCAATGACTTAAGTCGGAAGGCTTGGGGATGTGTTGGCAAAAAATCAGTAAAAAGTGCAGCAAAAAAATTCACTAGGGTTAAGTAACTTTACAGAATGCAACTGAAGCACTTTACACTTTCTGAATTCGACTCTCCAGATGCACCTGGTTCAGGTAGCAACATGAAGGAGGAGTTCTTAATTAAGCTGGACAAGGCCAGATCAATTGCTGGCATACCGTTTAAGATTAACTCAGGGTTCAGAACCAAAGCTCATAATGTAAGCCTGCAGAAGCGTGGCTATAAGGCTGTCACAAACTCACCTCACTTAGGTGGATGGGCAGCAGACATTCACTGCAATGACTCAGCTTCTAGATTCACAATTATCAATGCCCTGCTGGAGGCTGGGTTCAAGCGCATAGGCATTGATGGTACTTTTGTACATGTAGACTGTGATCCAACAAAGCCACAGTCTCTCATCTGGACTTACTAATGAATATGTTAATTAAGGCAGAGCTGGTTAAGTTCTTGAATGATACCCCTGCCTATGGTGCTATCCTCCTGACTAAATTGACCAATCCTGACTTGCAATTCTATAATGACCTTGAGGCATGGGCTTACTCTCATGGCTGGGCAGTCATTCTGCTATATAGGTTGTTTGTGATTGCATCAGATATCCACAAGAGGCTAATAATAAAAGAGCTATGGCCTAACGAGTCAGGAGAGGTGGTAATGATGACCGGGTATCAGAAGCTTTATTTGCAATTTAAAAAGCTATTCAAATGAACATTCAAAAGGATACTTTATTTCTGATGATAGTCTTTATTGCCTACATTGGACTTGATGTGTATAATGCGAACAAGACCCATAACAGACTGGAGTCATTCATTGAGCAGTCAGATAGCATGTCAGTCAAATGCCTCTACCGGACAGCTAACATGTCGGCAAGAGTTGATAGCCTTAAAGCTCAGAATAAGGCACTGGCAGAGACAGTCATCTACCTTGACTCCTGCACCCAGACAAAGACCTTCAAGAGTGAGAGAGCAGAGAGGAGAGGTAGGTTCTTAGGTGGCCTGATCAAGGGGCTTTTCCCAAAGCTATAATGACCAACAGCTTTGGCAAGAGATTCCAAGTGTATGCATACACTTGCACAAGTCTTGTCTTAGTAGGCTTACTTCTGGGAGTAGGCTACCTCTACAAGACCAATCAGGTAGCTGCTTCTGATTCGGTGCTGATGTTTATACTTGCCCAGGTACTAGGCTCATGGGCAGCTTTGACTAGTAAGATTTTCCGCATTCCGGCAGCTGGTAGCAATAACTCTGATAATGCTTAATTTAGCACCATGAATTGCCTTGAAGATTACATCGGACTAAAAGGTTGTACCACAGGTCAGCCTCTATCTGGCCTATATATAAATGACTACCCGGGCATGAGTTCGGAGCTGCTGGATAAGATAGCTACACCAGAGCAAGTGTCTTATGTGGGCATGTGGAACTCAGCCCAAGCTGTTAGCTATGTAAGGCTCAAGCGTGATGTGCAGGCTGCACTATTCAGCTCAGCAGAAGCTCAGCTTGATCAGGTGCTTTTTCAAACACGCAAGGAGTTTGTCCAGCAGTGGCAGCAAGTTCAGACAGTACCAGCAGAGGCAATTCTTAAAGGTACTTTCGTAAGCATCCAAGGAAGCAAGTATCTTAGCCTAAGAGTCAAGCAGATTTACATCTACAATGCCGGAGCTGCTGTCAATGGCATTGACTGGTACATTTACCAGACTCAGGATGGCAAGCTGCTAGAGTCAGGCACAGCTGACCTGGTTGAGGGCATGAACTATGTGCCTGTCAATAAAGAGTTCTACTCTGACTTCGATAAGCTCAACATAATGGTAGCTGTAGACTGCACCAATCTACCTACCAGCACAGGTATGTTTAGCGACTATGGCTGGGCGCAGATGGACTTAGAATGTGCCTCAAGGTTCACTTATCTCTGGCGCAATGGCTGGAGCATCTTCCCGGTTACTGCTCCTCTAGGCTATGGCTTTGGAGACTCATGGAGTCAGGATAATAGCCAGTCAGGAGTCTATATGGATGCACAGCTTCTCTGCTCACTTGATAGCTTTATATGCCAACAGAAGGAGTTTCTTCTGGATGCCTGGGCTAATCTGCTCTGCTATCAGATACTCTGGCAGAAGGTGGCAAGTCCAAGGGCTAACTACTTTAGCCAAGGCAACAGAGAGTTCACCGAGCGAGCTATGGCTACCTTCTTAGATGGCTACCAGCAGAGCCTTGCCATCTGGGCTAGGCAGCTGAACCTAAGAGGAGAAGGTCTGTGCTTTAATTGCGACAATGCCGGGCTAATTCAGCAGGGCTTTGTAAGACCTTAATTTATCTACATCTGGCACATACAGCCTTCTTGTAAATCAGAAAAGTCAATACTTATAGTTTTTGGCTGAGCAGACATCGCCACAATATCAGCTATTGACTTTCTGCCTCTAAATGATGTGTTGCCATATTGGTCTTCCATCCTTTGCCACCAATCAACAAATCTTGTTCCACTTCTAATAACTTCCACCAGATTATTGTCTGATTTTTTCCAGCATAATTCGCAATTACCAAATTTAGAATTAATGCCAAGTTTAAATCGTTGCTGATTCCACCAAGAGTTTAATTCAGGCAAACCAATAGGTGTAGGAAAGTCAGTAAGAAGTGGAAATATTCTTTGCTCATCATGTTTGATTTCTGCCCAAGAAATTCTTTTTGGCATGTCCTCCCTTCTAAAGCCAATAGCTGTGATGTATTTTTCATCATTAAAAATATCTTTAGCAAATTTATTACAAGGACGAGTTTTCATTCTTTCTGAGCAATAAGGTGCGTCTTGATTTGGCAAACCATTAAAAGAACCTTTGTTCATGTGCATAATACATTGCTCAAAAACATTTGCTTTCATATCTAAAGTATCCCAATCAACAATTTTATAGCCAATACCAACACCCATGACATTTGAATAAGTGCCTTCAATTAATGTTAATGGAATTCCCCATACTGATTCAATTTTTTTTAAGAAATCAATAGTTTCTGGTCGCTCCATGCCTGTATTAGCAAACACATAGGCTTTATTATAGTCCTTATATTTTTCACTTGTGTGAATGTGATAAGCCATCATAGCTGATGACCTACCGCCAGATACTGCGACAAGAATGTTTTTCATTTTAAAACAAGTCGGAACTAAGTCAGCACTAAGTTACAAGTATCCTTTTTCTGCTTGCTCAATCTCCCGATTAAGATACCATTGAGCCTTCTTTAAGTCCTCTAGCTTGCTGCCCTTCTTGCCTGCTCTGCTAATGTACTTAATGACATTGCCAAGGCAGAAGCCTAGCTTCCAAGCTTCAATGACCTTGATAGCCTCATAGGTACTGTCTTGCCCTCCATAGTGAGGAGGGTGATTAACTGCCTGCAATGGATCAGCATCCGGTAGGCTCTCCAAGTAACTGCTAAGAATGTCTCCCATTATGAGTAGTAGTAAAGTGGTTTAGGTTTATTAAACTCTGTCATGCTTATATCCTTTAGCTCATCAAGGTCAGAGTAAAGCTTGCCATTAAAATACCAGCCTACTTGCCTTGGCTTACTCCGCATATTAATTAGCTCAGCTTTGATTAATATATCATTGACATCAATGTCATCCTTACAGTCAATGATGAAGTCAATAAGTTCTTCTATTTGCGATTGATGATTCATAGTTACACTAATCTACGGCAAATTAAATCTTTTGTCTTACTTCTGTGCGTTATAGGTTTCATCATAGTAAGCCTCTGCCCTATGTGCTGCTCTGAATGCCATGTTCATAGATATGAATGCATCTTCATGAGCCTGCTCAATCTGGTCTCTCTCCATTGCTTTGGCTTGGTCAATTAACTTTTGAGGCAATTGAGCTTCTAATATTGGCCATTGCTCAATCAACCAGTCAATTGCTGTCTGTTTATTTTCCATATTTATTTTCAAAGTAAAAGTTGCCCTTAGTCCAGAAACATTCAGAAGCCTCCTTTGCTTGACCTGAGTTGAATGCCTCAATGATTTGCTTCTTCTCAAGCTCCTTGGCCTTGTCCAGAATAGCATGCCAGGTCATCTTATCTTTTGGCTCTTCACAGAGTTTCTCAAATATCCAATCAACTGCGG